ACTAAATCACCTCCTCTAAAATCTTCATTATGGTACATAACGGCCGAAATGTCGTAGTCCTCCATTCCAAGTTTTGGAGTGCCGTCTATGTTTTCTTTATCAGCGTGCACTTGCTTAACTTTTGAGTGCTCGTCGAGCCGCACTAAAGACGGTTCTCTAAAAATAAGACTACATTCAAATAGTTTTTCTGCCTCATGCATTACGCGCCTTGCGCAGGCTTCAAGAGCTAAATACGAGATTGGGCTGATGTCGAACAGAATGTCAGCACCGCAAGTTGTCTCTATCCATGCATCAGCGTCATAGAGCACATTTCCTTTGTCGTCAAATCGTGTCACTGGGTCATAGTTCCAAAGGTTTATCATTGACGCAAGCTGCATTATTGAAGACAGCTCATCTAATGTCACAAGCCCATCTACTTCGTAGATATTTACGTTGTGCCTTGTTATGTTCATCATTTTATTTACTGAAAATACGCAAGCATAGATTTTGGCATGTTCTGGCGTGTAAATACTCCAGACGAATTCATCGATTGCTGCTCGTCGCGATCGATGATTACCATGTCTGAACGGTCTTGCACAAATGTCTTCCAGATGTACTTTAGCTTTGGAGTAGTAAAAAACGTCATCAACGCGTATCTATTGCCAAAAGTAACTTCTTTAACTCCGTGTACATAATGCTGTGTTCCAGGAAAAAATATGAGTTCTCCCGGGCTTGGCTTTATTTCTAGATCTAAATCTGGAAAATAGATCTCACCGCCTTCATAGTCGTCATTGAGGTAAGTCAGCGCCGCGTATTCTATAAAGATCGATGAAAAATTGTTTAGCGGTGTCATTACAGTATTTCCAGTTTCTGGATCGTCAAAAAAGATTGACTCACAGTCGGAATGCGGATCTTGCTTTTCTCCAGGATACCAATTGCGCAGTGCCGTGCCACAGGTATCTACAACGTCTAGCCCGAAGACATCAGTGACTTCTTTAGCTACTTTCTTAGTATACGCTTTTGTCCAATCAGCAATTTCTGTATTGTAGTCAGCTTGTACTATTGCTCTTGATGTGCTCTGCTGCAATACGTTGTCTTTTGCACTGTACTCAAGCACGGCCTTGACATCAGCAGCATTTAAGAAATTTGGAACTCTATGGACGTTACCTATCTGCGGCATTACTCATGAACATAATCGTAGTCGTAGTTGCCTCGCGCGCCGCGAGGCATATGTGTGTCGACATTCCACTCTGCTGGAAATTTTTCTTTTTGTTCATCTGTCAGCGCGGAGTACATATTGTATGCGTTGCTATGTAGTTCAATCAGCTTTGGTCTTGCTAAGTGAGTGATGATATTCCAACGTGGACTGCCACTTTCTATAGCATGCACCCCATGCATGTACTCATGCGAGCCGGGGAACCACACAAGCTGGCCCGGCACATGTTCGATTGTGATTCCGTACTGTTCAAAGTACAACTGGCCGCCTACAAAATCGTTATTGACGTAAATGTTTGCTGACATGTCAATTAAATTAGGCTCATAGACATGCAGCGGTGAGTATTCTGGCAAGAACGCTGTCCCAGTTGGGCCTATTCCTTCTGAATCAGTGTGTCCGGGGCAAAAACCGCCTACAGCAGTTTCCATTCTACAAAAGTCAAAGATAGGAACGAGCTGGTGCCCCGCTTCGTAGCTAATCATTTGTTTCAACTTGATCATGTATTTTTTGAGTAGAGGGTGAAAGTTAGGGTTACCCCACTCGCGGCGAACAGTCGCGCATTGTTCTTTATATGTGCCAAGCGCGGCGTTGATATAGTCTTCCGTTGGCACACTCTTTTCGTTCCACCATTTGTCGTCTGACTTGTTTCTGCAGAGATCGTCAAGCACTGCAAGATCTTGTGGTTCTATGAAGTCATTAAATACTCTAATGTGGCTTGGGCTTGCTGGAGTGTTCATGTATTTCTTTCTAATTAAACGATGCAACTGTGTAAAACGAAGGAGTTGTGTATCTGTACCCACTCGTGACCATAGTTACTCCATGCAAATAATTTATATCACCCGGATGTAAGACAGCCAGACCTGGTTGCGGTCTAATTACAACATCATGGTCTGGATAGAAAAGATCTCCGCCCTCAAAGTCATCATTGTAGTAAAACAATGAGTTGAGGTCATAGCTTGGAAACGCATTTGGCTGGCCGTCATTGAGCTGTTTGTCTGCGTGCGGGCGCTGTTCAGTTCCAGGACGCCATTTCATAATCACTGGCGGACGCTTACTAACCTTACAATTAAACTGGTCTTCGATTACGCGCTGCATCTTGTCAATATATTTGTCAATAATGTGCCACACCTGCGGATTGATTCTTTCAAGAATATCAGTACTGCATTGGCGATCATTCCAATAGTCGGCGTTATACAGGCAAGTACCGTCTTCGGCAAAGACAGATTCTTTTTCGTTGTTCCACTCCGAAATAGTTGGGCAAAACTCTTGAATTATTTTAAGATCATCTAAGTCAATGAAATTATCAATAGTGACAATGTTGTCACGCGAGTTACCAAAATACCCAGGCGCGACATCCCATGGAGTATTACTAGAGTTGCTTAGCATTTTTGTTTTCTTTCATCTTTATGTACTGGTAGATTTCTTCGTCCACTTGAGTCTTTTCTTTTATCTTCTTAAGCTGACTATCTGTAAGGTCGAATTGAATAGGTTGAGAAGTGTTTACTTTAGCCGCATTTGAGCTAAGTTTGACGCCGAACTGCTTTAGCATGAAGACGTTTACTTTGCTAATGACTTGATCTCGGCAGGCGAGTGTTCCAACAATATGGTTGTCAACAAAGTCTTTGACTTCGTCTACGTCTAGTTCTTTGTCTTCGAAAACACTGCGCGTAGCGTCAGCGTACGGATCGTACACTTCTACGAATCTAGACACCATAAATCTTGATTGCGTATTCGACGCACCATTAAACAGTGGCTCGTGAACATCCAAATTATAAAAGTAATTATTGATGTGCTTGTCGACAAGCTCCCGCGTTGGGACGACGCCATCGCGTAAACACCGATAAGTAATGGTGCTTAAGTATTGGGAAACAGGCTCCCGCACTAACGCAAACACAACAGGATTGTCGAAATCTTGCACCGGATTAGCAGCGAAATGCCCGCTAAAAAAATTATAATTTTCTAGTTCTGAAACTGGAGGAAGAATAAACTCGTACTCTCCTGGAACATACACTTGAAGTTTGGCAAAGCCACGTTGATCACTTGCGCGTTGAGCACAAACGGCTTCTACTTTTTCAAGCTCTCTAAGAATTTCAGTCCCAGATGTCCTCGGTATATGTAGGTGATATATCGGTCTGATTTTCATAGCGCTCTTCTGTCATTCTAACCAGCATTTTATGTTTCACGGGGATCCAGAAGTGAGGAGACGTAAACCGCACTCCGGACGTAATTGGTAGCACTTCATGTATATAGTACGTGCTCGATGGAAAGAATATAAAAGTACCAGCGGCTGGTTTATACGTAATGTCATAGGCTGGAAATCTAATTTCTCCGCCTTCATAATCGTCATTGAGATACATTATTGATCCGTAATCGTCCATATAGGTTTCAGTTGGGACGCCGTCAAACGTTTCTCCATCAGCATGCGGCTCTTGCAAGTCGCCTACGTCCCAACGCCGTATTCCAGGTACTGCTGGATCGACTTTTCTACCAAACTTATACTCTATAAGCATTTGAGCTTTTTCTAAATACTCAACCATAATGGCGTACAGGTGCGGATTAGCTATTTCCATTACAGTTGCTGGACTAATTTTGTCTGTGCCTGCAATAGACTTTGGCGACCAGTCTTTTATAGTCTTGCAATACTCGTGAGCTAGCTTTAAGTGCTCTACCGATACAAAATTCTCTAAGACTACGATATTGCTTGGATCAGCAGTTTCGTACATTAAACTTACTTAAATCCGGGCGGGAAGAATGGAGGAAAGTACGGTGGGAAGTACGGAGGAAAGTATGGGGGGAAATAAGGAGGAAAGTACGGTGGGAAGTACGGAGGAAAGTATGGGGGGAAATAAGGAGGAAAGTACGGAGGAGCAACAGGAGTGGCATTACCTGTCTGGAAAGTTAAGCTACTGCCATAGGCGTTTACAGCAACACCTTGGGCAAAGTACTCAGTGCCATTTGTCAAACCAGTGACAGTGACCGGTGAGGCAGCGTTGCCACTGCTAGTACTAATAAGAGCGCTGTCACTGGTTCTATATATGCGAATAGTATATGTCTGTGCTCCGGTTCCACCGCTAGGATACACTAGCGCAAAAGTAACTGTTACTTGAGCGTTACCTGCAGCGATACTGAAATCATTCCACGATGCGCTGGGCGCTCCCGGCCTGTAACCGTTTGCTACTGCCGCAGACGGAGTAGATGCTGGCGACGTACCGTAGGCGTTTGTCGCTGTAGCCGTAAATGTTCGCGCGGTGCCCCGAGGATTCAACGCCCAGAACGAATAGTTTGGAGTGGCGCTGCCTGTACTGATAGTTTCACCAGTAGAAGCGGTAAAAGTGAAGTTTGTGTTTGCCCCCGTTCCAAGAGTCAAACTTCCTACACCGACACTGTATGTGCCACCCACGCTATCGTTTGAAGCAGTAAGACTCGTTAGGTTTGATGGCCTGTTACCGGCGGTCACAGAGTTAGATGCGGCTGATGTAGCGCTGCCGTATATTGTAGACGCGGTAACTGTAAACGTGTATGCAGTGCCTGCTGTAAGACCAGAGACGCGAACAGGACTTGATCCGGTTGCTGTAATCCCGCCAGGTGAAGACGTAACTGTGTATGTTACAGAGCCAGAGGTTCCTGTAGATCCTGCAGTGTATGGGACGTCGATATTTCTATCAACGTTTTGCACGATGACTGCCGTGCCGATTGTTGGCGCAGACGGACCTACGCCCATAACAAGCGATGCGCTTGGGGACGATGATGAAGACTCGACACCGTTGACTGACACGGCTTTGATAGTAAAAGTAACTGTTGAGCCTGCCGTAAGACCAGTAACTTCAATAGGGCTTGAAGATCCAGTTCCAGTTTGACCAGAGCTTGCAGTTATTGTGTAAGAGATCGTGCCTTTACCGGTATATGTTGACGGAGTAAAAGCTACTGAAGCGACAGTGCTCGATACCCAAGTTGGCGTACCAATTACAGGTGCAGTCGGCTGTTTGCCACCGCTCTCTTGATCACCTGACATCATGCTCATACTGAAAGGTCTCCTACTGCTACCCAGGTATCTGTTGCTCGTTTAATCAATGTTGCAGATGCCCACTGAGTTCTAAGCTTAAGACCTGGCGTACCATTTATCGTAACACCCGCGCCTGGAGTAAGTGTGCACTGGCCAGTGTTTGTTTGAAGAACTCTAATTTGCGTTCCAACTGGAAATGCCACTGACGAGTCTGGC